AAAAATAAAAGACTGGAGGAGTATTACACTTCAGTAATCTCCTCCACTACATATTGGTCTTTTACTTTCTTGCAGGTACATACGAAGAATTCCGGATGTTTCAGAGCTCCTTGTAAAGTATCAGGAAGAATCATTTCTTTAGTACGACGGTCCATTGCAACCGTTGCATACAGGATACCTTCACTCTCGCATTTCTCTATTAATGCACTTTTTAGTTCTTCTACGCTATATTCCATTTGTGTGATCCTTTGTCGCTGCAAAGTTATGGAAAATATGTATATTTTGTGCAATTATATTCCTGTAATAAATAAAAAAATAGCTCCCTAGTTCGTCCGCCGACGAGGGAGCTATTAACACAAAAACTAAACTAGACACATTTTTGGAAATCTAGTTGTATATTCTGTATATCAATTATATAGTCCTGCTTTTTTTATGGTTCGACCATAATTCGACCATTTGCTGTTTTATGTACTATCAAGATTTTTGAGTTTCATGTTTTATATTACTTTAAATATTATATTTGCGCATTGTCAAACTAAAATAGTGCGTTTATGAAAATGTTTTTTAGAAGCATCCAAAAATGGATGAGAGTGCGTAAAGTTCGTAGAGAACTTAAAAAAGATCAAGCTTTAAGAGAACGCTGCATTGGTTATGTCACAAAAGTGAATGGAACCAGTTCTTTCATTAATGTGGCTGATTATACATATAAATATATCAAAGAAGGAAAATTGCCTTAATAATTTTAAACTTCCTTGTTTGGTAAAAGCATGGGTAAGGAGAACTTTATTCTGCTTACAGATTCATTTTGTGCATCTTCATTAGAAGATACACCTACTCCTATAATGCTTGCAAACACACCAACTTTTGTATTGTTTCCTTTATTGTCAGATGTTGTCAATGACAGATTAAATTCAATATTTGTGATATAACAATGTTTTGACGCTATCTCTATGTAATTTGAATCCTGTTTCCCTATATCACCAATAGGATTAATGGTTAGTGGATATTTTGATGTTCCACCATTTAACTCTGTTACTGCATCTGCTATTTGAGTAACTGTGTCTTTTATAAATTCTTTTAGTTCCATATATAGTGTTTACTTCTAGTTTGTATCATTGTTTAAGAATCATATTTTATTTATAAAGCGTAATTTATTCCACTAATTCTTTTAAATGGGATTTTTCATGCCATTTTAAATACGTACGCCCTGATTTGGTTTCAATAGACTTTAAGTAAGGAGCAATTTTAGGAGATTGAATAGATTTTGTAGTATCATCTATTAGAGTTATTTTATGATTGATACGGCTATTGATGGCATGTGCATCTACTGCATCATAATTCAAATTAGAACGCCCTAAACTTAATATGAAATTTGTATCATTAGAACCTGTAACGTAATTAATAAGCGTCATTCTATTATTTCGAAGAACAACAGCATTGAATTTAATTGCTAATCCTTCATGTATAGAGTAGTTGGTTTTTAAGTGTTCCTTATCTACAAGGTTATGTATGAAATTAGTGGCATTCCTTTTAAATCTACCAATTTGTTCTTTTTCCTTTTTTTCTTCAAAAGAGATAAAAGATGCACTAACTACGGCATTAATGAAACTGGACAAGTCGTATACTATATTTGGTACTAGCTCTGCTTTCTCTATTTTTTTATAATAGTAATGATAGCCAGCATGTTCTAAAATATCTATTTCATAATCTTCTAAATAATACTGGAATAGTTTGAAATAGTATATGTCATCAGAATTAGCTTCACATTCATACATACCACTGTCTATCCAACCACCATCAGTAACAATAAAATCATCTCCTCTTCGAGTTAAAAAGACGGAAACAAAGATATTACTTGTTGTTGCTATCGGTGTTATGATCTCAAAAGTATTTCCATGTTTCTTTATTTTCCATAAAGAATTGTAGGATTTGATGATATATTCAATAAGTTTTTCCATCTCTTAAAAATTTATTCCTTCAAGTGGGTCTTTGTCTTCTCTTTCGAAAGGAAGATAGCCTTCTCGAAATACTTGTATTTCAGGTAATTCATGCTCATCATTAGTGTAGATCACACTTTCTTGGCAAAAGTAAGGAAAACCAAAGTCAATGTCAAATAAATGCTCAGCTTGTTTGGGATTATTCAATAAGTCTGTTTTATAGGCTAAGAAATATCCATTATCATCATATTTGTGAAAATGAGGAGTTGTAACACTTTGCTCAGCTAAAGGTATAAACGGAACTTCGTTTTTATGAGTACCTCCACCACTGTCATAGCGGATAACTACTCCTTTTTTGAATTTATCCGAAACTATCTGGAATGAACAATCTGTTTTATCTCCATTTCGTACTTCACAAGTCATGAAGGTATTTCCGAAGTGGAACTCTGAGTGAAGATGTTTTTTAGTATAAAGAGATGTACCATGATTTCCTTTAGGTTCAGAAACAATGATTGGTGCATTAATTCTCTTTTCAGCATTAATGAAAGTTTTATAGTCATCTATAATTTTTAAAAGCTCTCTATCTTGTTTTATTTTTGCCATATGTATGAATTAAATTATAGTGTTAGCTATATAATAATTAGGCTCTACTGTTTCAATTTGGCGCATACTTAAAATGCTATGATATGTCCTTTTCACGGCTTATCCTATATTTCGTTCGTTCTTCAACATAGCCAGTTCACCCTTTAATTTCTGGTTTTCTTCCAAAAGGCGTTGAGTAAGTACTGTCTTTTCATTGATTTCATCCTGCAAATTGGCTATGGTATATACAATACTTTTCAATTTGTCCATTCCTGGTTCTGTTTCTTCTTTTTGAATGAGCATGGAACCAGTTCCTCTTAACAACCATTCAGCGGAAATTTCCTCAAATGAGGATGAAATTGCTATTATTGTTGCAAGGCTAATTTCTCTTTTTCCTATCAGTTGATTATTAATAGTTGTGGGCTTTAATCCACACTTAATAGCAAATCCCCTCTCTGATAGCCCTGAATAGGTTATTACTTCTTTAATTCTGTTTATCATAATCAATCAAAAGTTAAATATCCACAAATGGGGATATAAAATAGGTTTTTAATTTTTATATATCCACATTCGAGGATATATTTGCATCATAAATCAATCAATCATACAAACATACAAAAAATGATTGATAAAACCAATTAAAAAATAACGATTATGAGCTACAATTTATCACAAATAATGAAGTCTGCACACCGCAATTACAAGAAGGGTGGAAAAACATTTTCAGAGTGTTTAAAATCTGCATGGAGCTTTGCAAAACTCCAAGAAAGTTTCTCACCGGAAGCAGTGAAATCAAGAACTGATAAATTTTTAGCTGAAAGACATGAAGCTATGAGCAAGACTGCCAAAGCTACACCTAGCAAGGAATATAATAACCTTAATATTCCCGCTTCCGCTTACTACAACCCAAATAGTACTCATTACGGTGCACATTACGTCGGAGATTAATCAAATTATACAACAATGGATAAAAGAACCGAACTAGAAATACAGCGAGACAAATATGAAGCTGTGATTGAAGAACGAGACGCGTTGATCAGCTCTTTGAGAGGTGAAAATGAAAAACTCAAACGAGATTTAGAATCAGAACGTGGATTTTATAGAGAGAAAGTTTCCCAATGTGATGATTTGAAGAAATTTATTGAATCGCAACGAAACTTAATGGACATAGTTTTGAAGAACAACCAAAGTATTCTCTAACCCTCACTAAAGTCAAACCAAACCGCCGGTTATCCGGTACCCAGTCCGGTCTTTGAGCCTGCCCTTGAAGGGAGACTGGGAACAACAGAGAAGAGTTCTTTGACATATTGGTAAAATGGTGTTTTGGAAGCCGACACGTGCTGAAAGGGATTACTGACGTAGGCGGGCTTCTCAACGATATAATGCTGTGGTTAATGGTCAAGCCGTATCGTTGTAAAACTAAATCAGTTAGACGTTTGTCGGCAAATCGAGGTATTTGCTTTATGTATATAAAGGTGATGTAGCTCAGGCAGGTTAGAGCGCTGTGTGTGGTGGATGGTTGAGAGTTCGAGTCTCTCAAGAAATACTCTTAGCTTAACGGAAGAGCACCACAAGCAGAGGTCGGCGGTTCGAATCCGCTCATCGCTTCAATGTTTAATTTAAAATTAGATTGTATGGAAAAGGATATTCAGAGACGTAACGTAATTGATGTATTACGGAGTATGGATGTTGGTGCAATAGAAGTATTTCCTATCGTTCAGAAACCGTCTGTAACTAATACATTGAATGCTCGGCTTTATAAAGAAAAAGCTGAAGGAATGGCTTGGAAAACAAAGTCAGATGTAAAAAATATGCAGTTTATAGTAACCAGAATTGCATAACTACCTTGCTTGTTGAGATGATCAGAGGTGAAATGGCTGAAATATTGCTAGATAATATTCTCCGTCTGTTTTCTACAGAAACGTTTGGAAAAGATAAGTCTGCGTATTATGTGGGTGGGGAAAAGAAATTGATGAATCTTATAGAAGCGGGTAAGATTGAAAGTGATAAGCCCACTAATGTTCAAAATGGCAAATGGCATTGTAATGCTGCTCAAGTATTACTGCATTGCCGATGTGCGAGAAGGAAAGTCAAATCTAAAAAGCGGAAGAGATGAAAAAAATAAAATTCATTCATAACATTTTTACAGTAGTTGCCATATTAGTAGCTATGTATATAGGTGGGGGAATCGAAGCTACGAGAAGTGATATCGCCTGGTCATATCTCATATTCATTATAACTGTTGTACTATTGGCTGTGAGATTCGAATATGAGGAAAGGGGAAGAATATAAAAATAGCCTGTGAAGGTTTGCATTGCTTAATTTTAGTATTTGTCATGTTTATTTAGCCCGGTTCGCCGGGTATCTGCCGGGATAGCCCAGTTGGTTAGAGCGCATGTTTCTACATGAGGTCAGCGGTTCGAATCCGTTTCCCGGCTCAACTCAATCAGAGTTAAGTAACCCGTGAGGGTGAAAATATATTTGCATTATATATACAATCAATGTAGCCGGAAGCGTCTGGCTACGACCTGAAGGAATGGCGGAATTGGTAAACGCAAGTATGCAGATAGATTGAAGAAAGTCATACATAGGTAATCTATCATCCTGGTTCGAGTCCGGGTTCCTTCACAGAGAATTTTTCTTTTTATGTTTAACTAATGTTGCCAGCGAAAAGGACGCTGTAGGGTTAAAGCCCCTGTTATTTGAGTTTTAATTGTTCTATACTATTCCGGTGTGCTTTGAACGGCTATCCGGAAGCAAGAAGCTCGTGAGAGTGCTATTTAATAGTTAATGTCGTGTTTTATTTTGTGTTTGTGTTCTAGGTGAATGGTTCGTGAGAATAGTTCACTTAAAACGGATGGCTGGTGTAATTGGCAGCATACGCAGATATGCGTGATGTGGGTTCGATCCCCACGCCATTCACCCTTCTGATCCTAATTAAATTATAGTAGTTCATGAGTTTTGTTTTGTGTTTGTGATTGGGGTGTATGGTCTGTGAAGATAGTGCACCTTTTTAATTAATCGGGCGGATATGTATATCGTTGGTTGAAACTGCGGTGAGGTGCACCAATATTCCGTGAGACCGGTTCGACTCCGGTTCCGTCCACTAGCATTTACATTATGTATAAATCAGGGAGCCGTACACCCTTCAAAGCGTAGCCGTTCCATAAGGTACATTGGATTATTCATTTTCTTATTTTTCTGCCTGTACAATACCGTACAGGCTTTTTTACTACCTGAAAATGGCGTTAAAATGGCGAAGTTTCTGTTTGTTAAACTTGTCAATAACGATTACCTTTACTGATGTAATAAACTAAAAGTCAAACCATTAAATTAGAATTATGATTATAAGAACAGTTTGCGGATATGATTTCTTTGAGGTGAGTTCTGCAATGCAGAAAGCCATTAGGCGAGCCGACACCGGGGTAGCCGGCTTTTTTGCATTGGAACTTTGGGCGAGTGGGTACCGCGACTATGTGTGGAAGCGTCTGTTTACCATTAGTGCTGAAGATTGCTATGGAATCATTACTAAAGAGATAGAAGCATTGTGGCAGGGGCATGAGCTGGTAAACAAGACTGCTACTGAACCCAAAGGGAGGATATTTGTCAGTAAAGCTGTTATTCTCCTTTGTGAATGTAGAAAGAATCGTGATGCGGATCATTTGCAAAACTTCATCTATGATAGAAAGGATATTGATATAGAAAAGTGGATAAATGATGTCAGGCGTTACCCTATTCCTATTCCAGATTACACTTTCGATGTACATACACGAAAGGGTAAAAAACATGGGAGAACCAAAGAAGAATTCTTTCAGGAAGAATACAAGGCGTTACAACCTCGTGTTCCTGGTTTATTCGATGATTTGGTTCAACCCAGTCAACCAAAGTTATTTAATGATGAAACCACGGCTAAGTAGCTGTGGTTTCATCATTTTTCATATAAGTCAAACCAATTTAATTAAAAAAATGAACACGTATTACAAATTTGCGCCAAATGTATTTTTGGCAAAGTGTGATGAGAAGCACGAAAAAGGTGAAACTATTGAAGTTACCACCAAGTATGGAAAAGAAAATGAATGTATTGTTTTCAACCTCATTTACGAACGTGATGGATTCTATTACTACTCAATCGTACGGGCTGATGGCTTTAATGTGCAAGAGTGGGCCAAACAAAGAGCTGAACGTCGTCATGAATGGGCTACATCTGCTGTACAGAAAAGCTGTGAATATTACAACAAGTCCAATAAAGATAAGGATTTTCTTTCTCTAGGTGAGCCTATCAAAGTGGGACATCATAGCGAGAAGCGACACAGAAAAGCGATAGATGATGCGTGGAACAATATGGGGAAAAGCGTTGAGTTTAGCGATAAGGCTGCCGAACATGAAAGAGTTGCGAAGTATTGGGAAAAAAGGGCTAATACGATAAACTTGTCCATGCCGGAAAGTATAGATTTCTACGAACATAAGTTGGAACAAGCAAAAGAATATCACGAAGGATTGAAGTCCGGTAAGTACCGACGCGAGCATACATACGCTATGGCTTATGCCAATAAAGCAGTAAAAGAGGCTAAAAAAAATTATGACCTTGCAGTAAAGCTGTGGGGCGATGTTTAATAATTTGTAGTATCTCAAATAATTTACTATGAGAGAATTATCAAAAGAAACCTCATTACAAAGGGTAATGAGGGCTTCAGGTCGTGTACCTGTACAATGCTCATGCAGTGTTTGTAAACAACAATGTCATACGCCATGTTTAGGTACTCCTGATGATATTGAACGAATTATTGATGCAGGTTATGCCGACAGGTTAGCGCTGACGAACTGGGCTGCTGGTATATTCTTAGGGGTTATTAATATTGCTATTCCGATGATTCAGCCCGTTGCTGGTAAGGAGTATTGTGCTTTTTTCGAGAATGGACTGTGTATCTTACATGATAAGGGTTTGAAGCCCACTGAAGGACGTTTGTCTCATCACACAGTCAGGAAGGATAACTTCAATCCTGCTATGAGTATTGCTTGGAACGTTGCAAAAGAATGGCTGATGCCGGAGAATGAGGATGTACTTTCTCGTGTAGTAAATAAATTCTTGAATGAGAGGAAGCCATGAATGTGTGTCAATCAATACCTCGTAGAGATTGTAAGGTGTTTGCTAAATGTGGAGCAAAATCCTTATCACATTGCCGGCGGCACCGCGAAACTGATGAGAAGTGTAAAAGTTGTACTCTAATTCGTCGTAAGCCGCGTAATCGGATTATAGATGATTCAGGACGTGAAATGAAAAAATGTACCCATTGCGGAAATTACTTCTACTTGAACCGGTTCTACAATCGTATAGTGGTGAGAAAAGGTAAGGAATATCATTTGTTGACTTCCTGGTGCCGTATGTGTATGTCACAGATTAATAATCAGAGGGCAAAGAAGAAAAAGTGACTTGTCTATTAAATTTTTTGTATGAAATATTATGCTTCAGTCAGCTTTGGAAAGGATTCCTTGGCAATGCTTTTCATGCTAATAGATAAAGGATATCAGTTGGATGAAGTCGTTTTCTATGATACAGGTATGGAATTTCAGGCAATCTATAACACTCGTGATGCTGTTCTTCCAATTCTTAAAAAACTTGGCATTAAATATACAGAACTGCATCCGGAGCAACCTTTTCTTTGGACAATGTTTGAAAGGCCGGTTAAGAAAAGAGGGACCAATATTATCCATAAAAAAGGATATAGTTGGTGTGGGGGAACATGCCGGTGGGGAACGAGTGAAAAACTTCGTGCATTGAAAGCTCACACAAAAGACGGAATTGATTATGTCGGTATTGCTGCCGATGAGACCCATCGCTTTGAAAAGGAAAAACGACCAAATCGGGTTTTACCACTTCGTGATTGGGGCATTACTGAAGCAGATGCACTCCAGTATTGTTACACAAAAGGCTTTGTTTGGCATGAGGATGGAGTAAGGCTATATGAACTACTTGATCGTGTGAGTTGCTGGTGTTGTGGAAATAAGAACTTGAAGGAGTTGAAGAATATGTATTTGTACCTTCCATGGTATTGGAAAAAGCTGAAAGAACTTCAGTTAAATACCGATAGGCCCTATCGGCGTAATAGTGGAGAAACCATTTTTGATTTAGAGGAAAGATTTAAACGTGAAATGCAACAAAAATAGTTATTATGATTCCCTTATGTATAAATGGAAAAGATTATTATGATCGAGAAGAAGCACTTGCTGCCTGGTTCGAGGAATGGTTAATGAAACAAGACTTTGAGCAAGATCTTATTGATCGAGAGCTGGAACTTGAATATCGAAAGACTCATCCTGATTGGAACACTCCTTATGTGATGTATGGTGTTCGTAAAAAACATAAGTGTATCCAAAAGAATGAAATTGCCGTGTTTTATGACTTGTTACCGAGACAAAAGCGTGCTCGTACTGCTGAAACACATTGGTATAAAGTATTGTACAAGAGAAAGGCCACTCCTGAAGAAGTTGAGTCACTCAAGGCTGGGGAATATACCCGTAGATATTTGGTGTATTCCCTGTTTATTGAGAAGAAAATGACTCTTGACAAGGCTTTATCTCTTATAGTTGCCGATGATAAATTATTAGGAATTGCTGATAATACCATCTCTGAAATTGTAACAGCCTTTGAGACTTTCTTTAACCGTAAATTTAGAATTTATAAACCCGAGTTTACAACTCAACTTAATTTATTTACAGATTAATATGAAAACAACAATTATTTCATGTGTGATTTTGTTTGTGTTCCTGCTATATGTAGGACACTTTTCTATAACAATCAAGCCGTTCACAGTCCAACTTCCATACTGGCATCGTTCGCTCGGACTGTTTCTGTTGATCCTCTCTTTTATAGTATATAATGTCGGTGAACGTGCAAAAGGGTACATTGATGGAATGAAAGAAGGGGAAAGAATTGTACTTGAATTGTTGAAGAAAAAGACCGAATGAAAATGGCGTTAAAATGGCGAAGTTTCTGTTTGCTAAACTTGTCAATAACGATTACCTTTATAGACGTAAAGCATTAAAAGTCAATCAACATGAAGAGGAATGAAAAAATAGAAAAATTAGAAAGACTAGGTATTTTCAATCAATGGAAATATAATACAGAAAGAGCAAATGAGACATTTAATATTGAATGTCCTGACTTCTCAATGACAAATGAAGAGCGGATGAACAATTTGTTAGATGTTGATTGCAGCTTTCATCAGTTTCTAACTATTTCATTCCCTTTTTATAATACTCCTGAAGGTGCTACTTTTTGGGAGAATATTGCAAAAAAATAATCGAACTTAATTGAATTGAAATTATGAGTAAAAAAGATTTAATAGAGCAGAACATCACAAGAGTTCAAGAATATGTGAGGGAACTTATTGAAGATGCAAAGTGTAATAATGGTGTTTCGGAAACTCTTGAATCTACTTCAATAATTGTAGGTAATAGTGATGATATCTATGATTTTGCAATTTTATTTGCTTCTAATAGTGAATGTGTTTATTGTGAATTCATAAATGGTAAAATAGAGTACATTGATTGTGAACTAGATTGTGAAATATGCCAATTTGAAGGAAGACTAATTTTTCAATATATAAACGGAAGTTTTCATAATCCTACTAGTCAAATTATCGAACTGTCAAAATTGCTGATGAAAGGCGAATTAAAAGACACAAAAAGTATCTTTTGTTCTATGGTACTTCGATTAATGGATACTGAAGAATACAGTAACAATTATTGCAAATCTTTGGATTTAGTTCTGAGGCTGTTTCCTGAAATAGATGGAGAATTATTAGAAAAGGAATTGGATAGATATATTTAAGCATTACAAGGATGAGTAAAATGAATTTAAATGAATTAAGAGACAAAGCATATAAAACAGCTTGTGAACATGGGTTTCACGATCAAGAGCTAAGTAACAATCATTTTCTTTGCCTTGTGATTTCTGAACTGATGGAAGCTGTGGAAGCAGATAGAAAAGGAAGGCGTGCTAATGTTGATCGGTATAATAAGAAGATTGCTAACAGCCGCATTTGTCAAGGATTGGATTCTGACATTCCCAAAGAGCGCGGTTACGAAGTTGCATATAACGAAACCATTAAAGGTTCAATCGAAGAAGAATTAGCTGATGCTGTTATCCGCTTGCTTGATCTTGCAGGACTTCGAGGAATAAACCTTGAACTTGCCAACGGAGATATTGATGACTGTATTGAAGATATGGCAGAAGCCTGTAAAGACGAAACTTTCACCGAATCAATCTATTCCATCTCTACACTTCCCGTTAGATATGACGGAATATTTGATTTTTCTACAGCCGTGAATGATATGATACTATCTATTTTCGGGCTTGCCAAGCACTTAGATGTAGACCTGTTTTGGCACATCGAGCAGAAAATGAAGTATAACGAACTCCGTGAAAAGATGCACGGGAAGAAGTATTAACTCTCATAACAAAAAAATGGATGATAAACGAAAACAAATATTGGTAGATTACATATCCTACCTGTATACGACGGGTAGGAGCTATGATAGCATCGGGAAATACATCAAATATGTGACTGATTTTCTTGAAAATTCCGAAGAAATCAATCGTCGTGGTTATTATAAATATAAACATAAAAATGCTGATGCTATGGTGCGCCATTCGTTTATGTGTGAGGCTGTTTGTGATTTATTGTCTTATCTTAAAATCGGATATGGCCGACGGGAAAAGGCTGTAAAACCTTTGGAGAAACTTGAGGTTATTTCAGAGAAGAATAAGAAACTGCTTAATGATTTTATAATATGGTTGACTGATAACAATGATTATTCCTCTCACACAATTGATGTCTATTATACCTCGTTGAGAAAATATTTTGAATACGCCAATGAACTAAATATGGATAATTGCAGACGATTTATAAAAAGCCTTGAAGAGGAAAAACTTTCTCCAGCTACCATTCGATTACGTATTACAGCCATTGAGAAGTTCTCCAAATGGGTGAAGAAACCTATTGAACTGAAACGACCTAGAATGAAACGCAAGTTGGATGTAAACAATGTACCGACAGAAGAGGAATATAATAGGTTACTGGAGTATCTGAAAACAAAACTCAACAAGGATTACTATTTCTTCATTAAGGTATTGGGTACTACAGGAGCTCGGCTCTCGGAGTTTCAGCAATTCACGTGGGAGGATATAGCGACCGGCGAAGTTGTTTTGAAAGGGAAAGGGAACAAGTATCGGCGTTTCTTTTTCCAAAAGCAATTGCAGAGGGAAGTGAAGGACTATATAAAGGAGACAGGCAAGTCCGGTACTCTTGCTGTTGGGAGATTCGGGCCGTTGACTCAAAGAGGACTTTCACAGCATCTGAAAGTATGGGGTAAACATTGTGGTATCGATTCGAAAAAAATGCACGCTCACGCCTTCCGGCACTTCTTTGCTAAAATGTTCCTGAAGAAAACCAAAGATGTAATTCAATTAGCAGACCTTCTTGGTCATGGTAGTGTAGATACAACAAGAATTTATTTACAAAAAAGTTATGATGAACAACAAAGAGACTTTAATAAAAACGTTACGTGGTAGTGTAGCCCAGCTCAATGAATTGTCGGATATGACTGAAGGCATAGATGTTTATGACGCTGCCGGATATGTTGATACTGAATTTCTTATGGAAGCGCTTTCCTGTGTTAATACTTTTATGGATGCGAGTAATATGGTTATTACGAAAATATCCTCACTGTTGGCGCCGGACGCTCCGGTTGATGAAAGGAAGAGCCAGGCTGATGAAGGTAAGAAATGGAATGTGGAAGAGATACTGAAGCATTGTACTCTTGAGGATAGTGTTCTTAAACTTCCGAAAGTACAATTCAATAAGAAATCCTATGCTGAAGCAAAGAAATGGATAGAAGAAGCTGGCGGCTCATGGCAGGGAGGTAAGATACAGGGATTCACATTTCCTTTTAATCCGGAACGTGTGTTCTCCATCTTGAAAGAAGGTAAGCGATGCGATTTGCAAAAAGATTTTCAGTTCTTTGAAACACCTGCTGATATTGCAGACTGGCTGATAATGCTTGCCGGTGGAATTCACGAAACAGATACCGTACTTGAACCAAGTGCCGGACGCGGTGCTCTGATAAAAGCGATTCATCGGTCGTGCCCGTCAGTAACAGTTGAATGCTATGAACTGATGCCGGAAAACAGGGAGTTTCTTCATACACTTGATAACGTAATATTGCTTGATGAAGATTTTACGAAAGACAGTGTAGGACATTACACTAAAATTATTGCTAATCCTCCGTTTTCCGGTAATCAGGATATTGACCATGTAAGACTTATGTATGAACGCTTGGAAGAAGGTGGAATTCTTGCAGCTATTACCAGCCAGCATTGGAAATTCGCATCTGAAAAGAAATGTGTTGAGTTCCGGGAATGGTTGGAAGAGGTTCATGGAGAAGTTTTTGAAATCGGAGCAGGTGAATTCAAGGAAAGTGGAACGACTGTTAGCACTATGGCAGTTGTAATAAAAAAGTGATTCAAATCTAAAAAGAAAGGAATAAATTATGCAATACATATTAACAGAACAAGAATATAGAGCTTTAACCCCTATTAGTGAGGTAGATAAACTCAAAGAAGAAGTACAGCTTCTGAATGATAAAGTTATGGAGCTTAGTGAACATCCATGTGGAAGTGACGCAGATTATAGAAGTATAACCTTTTATTGCGATGATTGCCCGATTGGTGCATTGGGCACTGGAACCTGCACAAAGAGCCAACAGTATTCTAAATAACCTTCAAAACAGAATAGATATGAAGATAATAGCAAAACAAGGTTCAGCGCTTGAGAAGCTACTGAAACAAATGAATGAACGGCTTTTGCGTGAACAAGACGAAGCTAAAGATATGATTCAGGAATATTGTGGTTCAAGACCAGATAGCATCGGTTATGTTTGGGCGTTTGGCTTCACTGCCGAGTGGTTTTATACACTTATAGGTTTTGAAAACAAGGAGTTTGTTCCTGAAAAATTGGTTCTGAATAATGAAGATAAGAAGCATCCGTGTTGGAAAATCAATAAACGAAAGAAGGAGGGGCGAGAATTTATAGACAAATGGTGTAAAAAATTCCGAGGTATAGATGGTAAGCCTCTTAATAGGTTTGGAATTCCAGTGATGCACGAAGAAACAGGACGCTACTTCCATTGGCTCCCGCTTGAAAAAGATGGTATCTATTACGTTTCAGTAGGTTCTTCCATTCTTGAATGTATGCCATCGGCAAAAAGTGAGCAGTTTGAGATAGAGGTTTAACATATAACAATGAAGTAATGAACATCGGAATATTAGCAGTTGACAGTAATTATCCTAATCTCGCGCTTATGAAGATAAGCAGCTATCATAAAGCACGTGGCGACAATGTAGAATGGTATAATCCCCTTTGTTCTTATGATAAGGTTTACATTGCAAAAGTATTTAGCTTTACGCCGGATTACGGCTATTACATCAATGCCGATCAAGTTGAGAAAGGCGGTACTGGGTATGACATAAAAAAGGTTCTTTTGCCAGAGATTGATAGAATGATTCCTGATTACGATCTGTATAATGTTGATAAGAATTTGGCTTATGGCTTTTTGACAAGGGGCTGTCCTAATCGTTGTAAATGGTGTGTTGTACCTGCCAAAGAAGGAAACATCACTACTTACATGGATATTGCGGATGTATCTGCTGGGCGAAAAAATGTGATTCTCATGGATAACAATATACTTGCATCCAACTACGGTTTGCAGCAGATTGAAAAGATTGTCTCCATGGGCGTACGAGTTGATTTCAATCAGGGGTTAGACGCTCGGTTAGTAACAGAGGATGTTGCAAAATTGTTGGCAAAAGTCAAATGGATAAAACGTATTCGGTTTGGGTGCGATACACCGGGGCAAATTGCAGAGTGTGAGCGTGCTACAGCGTTGATTGATAAATATGGCTATAAGGGTGAATACTTCTTCTACTGTATTTTATTGAATGACTTCAAGGAAGCATTTACCCGAGTAAATCATTGGAGAGTGAAAGGCGGTCGGTTCTTACCGCATTGCCAGCCTTATAGGGATTTGAATAATCCACGTCAAATTATTCCTCAATGGCAAAAGGATTTAGCCGGATGGGCTGATAAGAAGTGGGTGTTTAGAAGCTGTGAATTTAAAGACTTTACTCCTAGAAAGGGTTTTAAGTGTAGGGAGTATTTTCAAAAATAAGATTTAATCTTTAGGATTTTATGTTGAACCTAGGTGTGTCTTTAAACAAGATGCACCTTTAGTTTTTGTGATGATGAGAAAAATGATTGTAACCGGCAGTGAGGGATTTATTGGTAAAGCCCTTTGCCGAGAATTAGCTAAAAGGGATGTCGAAGTCATAGGACTTGATCGAAAGTCTGGTATTGAAGCCACAAAAGTATGTGAGCTCCTGAAAAATGGGGGTATTGATTGTGTGTTTCATTTAGCGGCGCAAACTAGTGTGTTTAATGGAAACCTGGAACAAATCAGGAAGGATAACATTGATACTTTCATGCGAGTAGCTGATGCATGTAACCAGTATCATGTGAAGTTAGTATACGCCAGTTCGTCAACGGCGAATCCGGAGAATACCACTTCCATGTATGGAATAAGCAAGTATTTCGATGAACAGTATGCATCTATCTATTGTAAGGCTGCGACCGGGTGCCGGCTGCATAATGTATATGGACCTAATCCGCGAAAAAGAACTCTTCTCTGGTTCCTGATAGAAAAGGAAAACGTGTCTTTATACAATTGTGGTCAGAATATCCGGTGCTTCACTTACATAGATGATGTCGTCGAAGGGCTTATTTATGCGGTGGGCTGTAACCGGCAGCTTATCAATATTTGTAACGTCCAACCTGTGACTACTATGTATTTTGCTTCTTTAGTAAAATACTACAAACCGCTTGAAATTGAGCTAATTAATGAAAAACGGGATTTTGACAATTTAGAGCAGTCGGTGAACCGGGATATCTATTTAGTACCTTTGTCTTATACATCTGTCGAGGATGGAGTAAAGAAGATTTTTGATGAAAAGAAAGGGAAAGATATGTCGTATTGATGACTGGGATAAGCCGGAAGCGGTGAAATGTAAGAGCTGGTCTCATCAGGAACGGTTATGTGATCTGAAAGAAAAGGTATCACTTCATAAAAAGGGTGATATCTATTACATCTCCCAGTTCACTCGTTCCAAGACTGGTACCAGCTTTTCAGAAATTAAACAGTCGGAGGAACTTGCATCATTCTTTGCAGAGAGAGCGTGTGAGTTTCTCCACCGCTTCATAGTAGGGGGATATGAAGGATGGTGTATAGTCACCACACCGCGACGGAGACACTACGAGGGCTTTCATTTTTCAACCTCTATCTGTACGAAAATTGCGGGGGCGGTGAAAATACCATTCTATGAGAATGCAATCCAGTGCCTAACTAAAGATAGATTGAATCCAGAATTCTTTCTTCTTCGTCCGATAAAGGAAAAGAAAATAATAGTGTATGATGACATATTAACAACTGGCAGCACACTGCTTGCCACCTATGAGCTTTTAAAGGATAGAGAGCAGCTTCTTTTTCTCGTAGGAATAAATAACAATTGATATGGGAAAGCAAGAGAAACCATTAACATTCAAGCAAGAGAAATTCTGTAAATACTACGTTGATACAGAAGGTAATGCTAGTGAAGCATATAGGATGTCTTATGATGCGTCAAAGATGAAACCTGAAACGATTTGGAGTGCTGCTAGCAGATTGTTAGCCAATAGCAAGGTTAGTGCAAGGATAAGTGAGATTAAGCAACAGAGGGCGAAAGAGACTGAAGTAGAGAGGAAAACGGTTGAGAAGGTATTAATGGATATTGTACTCGCTGATCCCGATGATTTACATTATGTAGACCCTGTTACCGGGAAAACAAAGATGAGAAGTCCGTCCCAACTTCCAAAGCGTGCCCGTAATGCGTTGAAGAAGATTCAGAATAATAGAGGAGTGGTTAATTATGAGTTTAACGGCAAGACAGAAGCCGCCCGGATTCTTGGTGCCTGGAATGGATGGGAAGCCGATAAGAATGTCAATATCAAAGGTGGAGACGGAAATAAAGTCGGTGAACTTCGTATCGGCTTTGAAGATAATGAGAATTCGGAAGAATAGAACAATTTGAACTGCAAAATCCGGTATTCACCCTACGGAGAAACCTTACTTTTAGAACAATATGGTTATAAATTATAAGAAGCTAAATCCTAACGGATTCTATCTATTGAAGTACTTGAATGATGAGACTATCCGTTTTATCATTCTCTATGGAGGTTCATCTTCCGGTAAATCGTATAGTGTGGCACAAACCATACTGATACAGACATTACAGGACGGTGAGAACACTCTTGTTATGCGTAAGGTAGGAGCTTCTATTCTCAAAACCATTTATGAAGATTATAAAGTCGCTGCGGCCGGTCTTGGCATCTCCCATTTGTTCAAGTTCCAACAGAATACTATTAAGTGTCTGGTTAATGGTGCGAAGATAGATTTCTCCGGTCTTGATGATCCGGAAAAGATAAAAGGTATCTCCAATTATAAGCGTGTTCAGTTAGAGGAATGGTCAGAGTTCGAGCATCCGGATTTCAAGCAGTTACGTAAGCGTCTCCGTGGTAAGAAAGGGCAGCAGATTATTTGTACTTTCAACCCGATTAGTGAAAGCCATTGGATAAAGAAAGAGTTCATCGACAAAGATAAATGGCATGATGTACCGATGACTGTTACCATTGCCGACAAAGAGTTGCCGAAAGAACTAACCAAGGTTAAATCCGTAAAAAAGAATGCACCCAGGCAAATACTTAATCTTCGTACTAAGCAAATCGAGGAACAGGCACCTAATACAGTTATTATCCAATCTACCTATTTGAATAATTTTTGGGTTGTCGGTAGTCCTGACGGTACGTATGGTTTCTATGATGAGCAATGTGTTGCCGATTTTGAGTATGATAAAGTTCACGACCCGGACTATTACAATGTGTACGCATTGGGAGAATGGGGTGTCATTCGTACCGGTAGCGAGTTCTTCGGTTCTTTCAATCGTGGCAAACATTCCGGTGAACATAAGTATGTTCCGGACTTACCTATTCATATCTCTGTTGATAACAACGTGCTTCCGTATATCAGCGTATCATATTGGCAGGTCGATTTCACAACTGGCACCAAGGTTTGGCAATTCCATGAAACGTGCGCTGAAAGCCCCAACAATACTGTAAAGAAAGCTTCCAAACTTGTTGCAAAGTATCTGAAATCTATCCAATATTCTGATAGGTTATATGTACATGGTGATGCTTCAACGAAAGCGGCAAACAGCATTGACGATGAGAAGCGTTCCTGGATGGACTTATTCATAGACACATTGCAAAAAGAAGGGTTCGAGATTGAAGATAAGGTAGGCAACAAGAATCCGAGTGTAGCGATGACCGGTGAGTTTATCAATGCTATCTTTGATTGTACAGTTCCCGGTATAGAGATATACATTGACGAATCATGTTCGGTATCTATTGAGGACTACATGAGCGTACAGAAAGATGCTAACGGTGCCATTCTTAAAACCAAGGTCAAGAATAAAACTACCTTGCAGACTTATGAGGAGCACGGGCACCTGTCTGATACGTTCCGATATGTCGTTGTGGATTTGTGTAGTGAGCAGTATATAGAGTTTAGTAACCGGCGAAAAAGAAACTTGTATGCTTGTAATGGCACTATTAATTTCTTCAATCCAGATACCGAATGTAAATACACTAAGAAGATTCTATATGTGATGCCGAATGTTAATGGGAAATTTGTCCTTATACAAGCGTTTAGATGTGGAAATAAATGGCATGTTGTTGATGTCGTATTTATGGAAACTACTTCAACAGAAGATATACGTTCTTCTATTTTGTCCCATGAATCTGATTCATGTGTAATTGAATGTACGGATGCTTATTTCCCTTTTATCCGGGAACTCCGTTCTAGTACAAACAAGGAGATTCGTGTAATGAAAGAGTTTCCGGATGTAGACAAGCGTATTGCTGCAACATCTGATTATGTGAAAAATAGTATTCTTTTTTCTGCATCAAAAGTAGAATCTGATACGGAATATGTTGCCTTCATGAATAACCTGATGGACTATAATAAAGATAGTGAAACAAAAGAGGCTAGTGCTGTTTTGAGTGGGCTAGTACAGTTCGTTGTAAAATTAGGTTTGAATTGAATTGTGTTATATGTGATTGAAAATAAGTGTGTTATATCGTTGGAGTTATGTTTTCGTAATTTCAAGATTTTAGTGTTTTGGAAAACGGTTTTCCTTTTTACTTAGTTTTGCTCAAAAAGGAACCCAATGAATATTTTTTTTGATAATCTATTTGGAAAGAAATCTAAGACTAAAGGTGAAGTTGAAATAGTTACTTCATCTGAAAATAAGGATATAGATACTCAAAGTGGCAAGGCTGAAAAATGGTCAGTTGCATACATTGAGGACCTTACTAGTCCTATTGTAGCGGGCAGTAACTATCTAACGCTATTCAGTACGATACCTGAAGTCTTTTTCCCGATCGATTATATTGCATCGCGAATTGCAGGTGCTAATTTTCAATTGAAGAAAACTAAGGATGACAGTATAGTATGGGCGAATAAACGAATGAATGGCATACTTAGTCGTCCTAATTGTTTGATGCGTTGGAAAGAATTGATTTATCAGCACCATATTTATAAATTGTGTACAGGGAATAGCTTTATTCGTGCCGCTATGCCTGATGTCTTTTCTACAGCTGAAAAATGGAGATATTGCGATAATTATTGGGTGCTACCTTCTGATAAGACTATTGTAGAACCTGTTTACGGGAATATGCCATTGTTTGGCATTGCCCAAACAGAAGATATTATTCGTAGCTATCGTTTGGAGTATGGTTGGAATGGTAGTTTGGAAATTCCTCCATACCAAATATGGCATGATAGAGACGGAAGTGCAGAGTTCTATTCAGGGGCTATGTTCTTGAAGTCCAAAAGTCGTCTTGCTTCCCAAAATAAGCCAATGTCAAATCTAATAGCTGTATATGAAGCTAGAAATGTGATTTATGTAAAGCGGGGTGGATTGGGCTTTATTGTAAGTAAGAAAACTGATGCTACCGGTTCAATAGCGTTGACTGACGATGAAAAGGAACAGCTTTTGAAGCAAAATTTTGAGAAGTATGGTGTAAGGAAGGGCCAGGTACCTTATGGTATTTCAGATGCAGACATTGACTTTGTTCGTACTAATCTTTCTATTGCAGAGTTACAGCCGTTTGAAGAGACTTTGGCTGATGCAATAAATATTGCAGGGGCATACGGCATCCCAGCCGTTCTTGTTCCGCGAAAAGACCAGTCCACATTTAGCAATCAGGCTACTGCTGAAAAGAGCGTATATTGTTCAACTGTTATTCCTATGGCCAAACAATTCTGCAAGGATTTTACAGCTTTCCTTGGTCTTGAAGGAGGGGGATATTATTTGGATTGTGATTTCTCTGATGTTGATTGTTTGCAGGAAGGATTGAAAGAATCCGAGGACGTAAAGACAAATATAAATAAACGTTGTCGTGAACAATTCTCATGTGGGCTTATAACACTCAATGACTGGCGTGCCCAAATAGGCGAAAGTATGATAGAAAATCCCTTGTTTGACAAATTGAAATTTGATATGTCAGATGAGGAACTGGATAAAGTAAATCGAGTTTTTAACACTAAAAGTGGAGATGAAAAAGATGGAAGAGAAAATCAAAAGCCTTCAGTACAAGACAAAGGCAAATGATGTTGATGAGAAGGGTATCGTTACCGTTGCGGTGAACGGTATCGGTGTGAAGGACTCACAAAATGACATATCTATGCCCGGCTCATTCAATAAGACATTGAAAGAAAATATTGGTCGGATGCGTTGGTTCCTGAATCATCGTACAGACCAGTTGTTAGGTGTTCCGTTGAGTGGTAAGGAAACAGAAGGTAATTTGGTTATGGTCGGTCAGTTAAATCTTGAAAAACAGATTGGCCGTGATACGTTAGCTGATTATAAGCTGTTTGCAGAGAATGGAAGAACCCTAGAACACTCTATCGGAGTAAAAGCCATCAAAAGGGATTCTATCGATCCTTGTAAGGTGCTTGAATGGCGTATGATGGAATATTCAACATTGACAAGTTGGGGGAGTAATCCACAGACGTTCCTTGTGAATATCAAGTCTGCTACTGCTGACCAGGTAAAGGAAGCTGTTGATTTCGTCCGGAAAGCGTTCTTGCAGCATGGATATAGTGATGAACGTTTAAAAGGATACGATATGGAATTAAGTTTATTACTGAAGAGCCTCAACGGTGGTGCCGTTGTCTCATGTCCTCATTGTGGTTATCAATTTGATTATGATGCAGAAACAGAGCATACCTTTGCCCAACAGGTATTAGATTATGCTGCTGATTATCAGAGATGGATAACACAGGACATTGTAAGGGAAGAAATGGAGAAGCTCACTCCGGAGATTAGAACCCAAGTAATTTCTCTTATTGATTCTGTCAAATCAGAAAAGAAAGAATTTACTCAAAAGGGTCTACAAGACCTTATGAATTATGTAAGATGTCCCCACTGTTGGGGAAAAGTATATCGTTCGAATGCTATTCTGCAAAACACTTCTGAAAATACCACCGGAAAAAATGAGCCGTCTGTTGACACTCAAGAAAAGAATGACGGGGAAAATGGGAACGATGAAGTAACGATTAAAGCCGCTGATAATGGCACTTTACTCGATTTCAAGAGTTTGAATAGCTGTTTCGAGAATAAATAACTTAAAATTTAAATTTTATGCCTAAAAAATTTACAGTATCAGATTTTAATCTGAAAACAGACGGTCTGCCGGCAGAACAGAAAACTTTCATGGAAAACATTGTCGGCATGATGTGTGAAGTAGTTAACAAGTCACTTGAAGGATTTGCCTCACCGGAGGAGGTAACGAAACAGTTTGGTGACATCAATAATCTATTGAAAGCCTATGATGGAGAAAAGTTCCAACAATTGGTAAAGGACAACGAGCAACTTGTAGAACAAGTTAAAACTCTAGGTGAAAGTATCGAGAAAATGAAGCAGAAAGGTCTTTCTATGGATACTATCAACAAGTTCGATGAGAAGTTGAACGAGATGCTTGATTCTGAAAAATTCAGAGATTTCGCAGAAGGAAAAACACGCAAATCAGGAGAATTTGACGGCTTCTCCTTGAAAGATGTCGTTTCCATGACTGACAATTACACCGGTGATTTGTTGATTACTCAACAACAGAAACGTGTTGTGACTCAGGTTGCCAACAAAAAGTTGCATATGCGTGATGTATTAACGACGTTGACTGCTGATCCTGCATACCCTCAACTTGCCTATGCACAAGTATATGCTTTCAACCGCAATGCCCGTTTTGTAACAGAGAATGGGCGTTTGCCTGAATCAAGCATCAAGGTAAAAGAGATACAGACAGGAACTAAGCGCCTTGGTACTCATATCCGTATCTCAAAACGTATGTTGAAATCAAGAGTGTACATTCGTTCCTACATCTTGAACATGCTTCCTGAAGCTGTTTGGATGGCAGAAGACTGGAACATCTTGTTTGGTGACGGTAATGGTGAGAATTTGCTTGGTATTATTAATAATACTGGGGTGACTTCTGTAGAGAAGATTATCAGTACAGCCATTGTTACAGGTGCCGCCGGTGCTGTAAAAGCTATTACCGGATATAACGGTGATAAGGATGTGATTGTAGAGTTTGCAGAACCACAGGATTTGATTCTTGATGGAATGAGTATCACGTTCGCTGGTGCCGCTGTTCTTACAGAACTGAACAAAACACACGCTCTTGTGAAAATGGAAGATGGTCGTATCCTTATTCCTGGTGTCGCGTTCTCCGGTGCTGAAACGGCTACGGATAAAATGACATTCAGTGTTCATGAAGCCGGCTTTAAGAACATTGAGGAACCCAACTCTGAAGATGTAGTGAAAACAGCTTTCGCCGCAATGACATATGCCCAGTATTTTCCGAATGCTATTATTCTTAATCCAATGACTGTTAACGGTATGGAATCAGAAAAAGATACGACAGGACGTAATCTTGGTATCGTTAAAATGGTTGATGGGGTGAAATATATTGCCGGTCGTCCGATTATCGAGTATGGTGGTATTCTTCCAGGTAAGTATCTTTTAGGTGACTTTAACCAAGCCGCAAATTTGGTTGATTATACCACTTTGACACTTGAATGGGCTGAAGATGTGGAGACCAAGCTTTGCAATGAGGTTGTGCTGATGGCACAAGAAGAAGTTATCTTTCCGATTTATATGCCGTGGGCTTTCGCTTATGGGGATTTGGCCGCATTGAAGACTGCAATAACTAAAGCGTAGGATTATGGATTACATACTTAGAGGTAACGATAAGGATGTAACCAATGTGCTTAAAGAGCAACGCATTCGGATTAATAGAGGGATGATTCAACTCATCCCTATTTCCGAATGTGGTCTTGTTACAGAAGAAGATGCCCGAAAGACATTGGAATGTATGCTTGCAGAAAAAAATGAAGAGATTGGCAGGCTTACTGCATCCATTGCAGAGAAAGATAAGACAATTGTTGAACTGACAGAAGAGCGTGAAACAATGAAAGCTCGCATTGCAGAACTTGAAGTACAGGTGCCTTCTGATGAAAAGAATCTTCCGGTTGCCGATTCAAAAGATTTGCAAGAGGAAGATGCCAAGGAGGTAACTGTTACAGATGATAAAGCCGTTTCCGTGGAAGATGAAAAGAAAACCGGGAAAGGCAAGACTTCTAAATAACTATCGCTATGTTGATTGATGTTTCATATTTTATGTCAGGTCCCAGGCATATTGAGAATGTTTCGGTCGCTGAAATGCCTTCGCCCCAATCTCTTGCTGTGAATGAGGTGATAAATGGATATATTAAGGCATTTCAGCCCGAATTTCTCCGGAATGTTGTTGGTGTGACTCTTTCCCAAGCTATCACAGATTATTTGGAGCTTATTGAACGGGAAAAGGAAGATTCTTCAGATGAAGTTGATATTTCAGAAGAGAAGGAAGCCACCCAGTCCGGATATGCAGTATTATGCGAGAAGCTGTGTGAACCGTTCGCTGACTATGTCTTTTATCATATTCTTCGTGACGCAAACACCCAAGCTACAATAACCGGGCTTGTCCGTTTGAAATGTGCTAATGAATATGTAGCTCCTTTGAAGAGACAAGTAAGTACATGGAATAGCATGGTAGAGAAGAACAAACAGTTTGTTGAATGGGCTATGTCGAATGATTGTCCTTTCGATGTGAAAATAACCAAGAATCTTTTGACCCCAATTAATGCTTTCAATTTATGATAGATTTAGATATAACAGAACTGTTTGAGGAGATTGTAAAGGAACTTCCAGAAGGGCTTGAAATCCTCTGTCCAAATGGGAAAGGGGGAACTAAAGTTGTGAAGTCCCCAAGGTTGAATTACATCTTCGGTAGCAGTCAATATATCAAAGATATTTTAGATGAATACAGTAAGTCTTCTGCCCAATCTGAAAGGAAGTTTCCATTGGTTGCACTATTCACTCCAATAAGTGAAGATAGAGGTGACGCGGATTATTTCTCAAAAGCAAAGGTTTCGTTAATTATAGCATGTTCTTCTTGTAAAGAGTGGAGCAATGAGATGCGCAGAACCACATCTTTTAAAAATATCCTTCGGCCAATCTATAAACGTTTATTGGAAGTATTATATGAAGATTCCCGGTTCGACTGCGACTATGACGAAAAAGTGAAACATAGTTATTCAGAAAACTATTCATATGGCAGATACGGAGCCTATACAGATTCCGGTGAGGCTGTGAGCGAGCCGATTGATGCCATAAATATACGCTCGATGGAAATAAAAATTAATAATCTTAATTGTAGAAGAAAATGAGAAAGATTAGAACGTGTAAGGGTTCCCGGATGAACACTGGTAGTTCTGCTTGTAGCATTGACTGGAAAAAAGTCAAAGGTGCTATCTTGACAGAACATGGTGTCAAACTCCCTGCTGATATAACAGGTGAGAAGTTGCTCGAATTGTGCCATGCAGACCGTCCCGGGCGTATTTACCCTATTTTGCCATTCCTGGAGTATGCCAAGAATGGTGGAGAACCCCAAGTTAATGCTGTAGGGTACGGTGCAAGTGAATACAACGGGCTTAGCGCTCAAACAGACACTTTCACTTTGAAGAAATTTGATGAGGTTTTGAATGCTCAGCTTCTGAAATGTGCCAATAAAGGATGGGACGTTTACTTTTGGAATCAGGATAATATGTTGATCGGTTATAATGATGACACAGATATCCTTGCCGGTATTCCGATGTCTACTGTTTACCCGACCGTGACACAGTACCCGACCAGTAGTGCTAAGTCTGCGATGACTGTTAGTTTTTCACATGAAGATGTGGAAGACAGCCAATTGCACTTTGACTACGTTCAGTTAGACTTCAATCCCAAAAATTTCGTTAAAGGTTTGGTTGATGTTGTGCTTCAAAAGTTGGAGACTGAAAATACCTACAAAATTGTTGAAGTTGTTGGTGGTTATGACCGTACAGAAGAATTTGGCAGTCTTATTGCTGATGGTGCTGCTGAAGTTATGAATAACGTAACTTCTGCTACATATTCGGATGGTGTCATTACCATTGTTCCTAAAGCTGGGGCGGTTCCTTCGTTGAAAGCTCCTTCTGTATTGTATGAAAAAGGAATCAGAGGTATCGAGCAGGTGGCATGAAGGTAGATAATGTTACGTTCGTCGAAGTTGCTGTGAAGGGTATGACGAAGGAAGAGTTTATTAATGCACACATTAAAGTCGTGTGGCAGGAACTGAAGGAAGCTGACCGTAAGAAGAAGCTCTCGGAAGTGTACGATGCGATAACTAAGTAACCGACGGGCTGGGGTGTGATTACAGCCCGGCCCGTTATATTTTTACTGTATGGCAGATTTTGATGAATTACATAGGGTTATTCATTCCATTGCATCTGGGTTTGAAGAGGAATGTATTAGGTGTATGGAAGAACATAAGAATGTGCTCGTTGATTGCATTCAGGAGCAATTATATTCCGGTCTGGACGGTACCGAACATCTATTGAATCCTGATTATGATACTGACACCTATTTTAATGAGCCCGGTCCCTGGCAGAACCGTGCAGAACAATATAAACGATGGAAGGAGAGGATAACTCCACCTCTTAGAAGTGAGATGCTTTATTTGCCACCGCGTCCGGTTGAGGTACCTAACCTCTTTATTACTGGTACTTTCTATGATAGCATAACTGCCGATAGAATTGATTCCGGGCTTCGGTTCTCAACGAAAGGATTTACGGACGGTAGTTCTATTGAGAAGAAATACGGTGAGCAGATTTTAGATATTGGTGATACAGCTAAAGAGTACTTTAATATTATGTATCTCCGTCCCTGGATGGAACGTTTTTTTTCAGAATGTGGATATCGGTAGAATATGGCTTGTAGGTGCGAAATAAAAAAGATGCAGAGTGAACTGGAACGTATCAGTAAGCTTGCAAAGAAAGCGGCTGTCTTGGACGGCTGCATGTATGTTGTTTATCAGAAAGAAGATGGTACCTATGCTTTTGATAAACTAGGAGTTGAGATAAAAGGAAAAATTGTTGAATATAGACATTACCTGTAATTATGGCAGATTTAAAATTAAAAGATTTCGTTGATGAGAGCGATTTGCAGAAATTGGTGGAGCTTGATAATACTATTGAGCGTGTGAGGGCTGATTATGCTAATGCGGCCAAAGAATTAGCAAAAGGTTTGAAACTAAATGTAGAAGGCGTTGCTGATCTTGAAAAGTTGAGTAATCTTTATAATACCCAAGCAAAAACGGCTGGTTCTGCATCTGCTGAATTAACCGAAGCTCTCAGAAGACAGTCTGAAATAACTCAAACTGTCAGTAAGAAGATAGAGGAAAAGCTAAATGTAGAGAAATTATCTGCTGCTGAACTGAAGAAACTAACCAAAGCAAACTCGGATAATGCTGTGTCCTTGGAAAAGGCTGCTAAAGCAGAAGCTAACTTGACAAAAGCGCAGAATGCCGGTAATACTACTCGTAAGAAGGCTGTTCTATCTGAAGAAGAACGTTTAAAACTTATCAGAACTGCTATTACCTTGACTAATCAGGAAGTACATAGCCGTTCACAAGCAAAGGAAATGAATAAGCAGCTTCAAAAGGCTGTTGATTTACTGAAAGATACTGATGAGAATTATATTCGTACACTTGCCCGTCTTAATTCTACAATCGGAATCAATACCGATTACATAAAGCGAAATTCCGATCGATATAGTCAACAGAAAATGACTATCGGTGCATATCGGGAAGAAGTAAAGGCTGCATGGGTTGAGATACAGAACGGTAATAAGTCCATGCAGAATATGGGTATTATTGCCCGGAATGCCGGTAGGATGCTTAATACAGAGCTTGCTCCTGGATTAAATCAGGTTAGTGCTGGTTTGAAAGGGTGGGCTGCCGGTTATATTGGTGCACAGGCTGTTGTAAGTGGCGTCGTTGCTCTCTTCACTAAGCTTAGAGAAGGAATAGGTAGTGTTGTAGAGTTTGAATATGCTAATAGTCGGCTTTCTGCAATTTTAGGAACCACTTCTGACCAAATCAAAGAGCTAACTCTTGATGCTAAAAGATTGGGAGCCACAACTAAATATACAGCTTCAGAAGCTACTGAACTTCAAATAGAGTTAGCGAAATTAGGTTTTACACGAAAAGAAATATTAGATGCGACAGAATCCGTTTTACGTTTTGCGCAAGCTACCGGTGCGGAATTGGGAGAGGCTGCTTCGTTGACTGGAGCTGCATTAAGAATGTTTAATGCTGATACCCGTGAGACTGAACGCTATGTATCTGCAATGGCTGTTGCAACAACAAAGAGTGCATTGTCGTTTTCATATCTTGCTACTGCACTTCCAATTGTGGGTCCGGTAGCTAAAGCATTCAATTTCTCTATTGAAGATACTTTAGCATTGGTTGGTAAATTAGCAGATGCAGGATTTGATGCTTCAATGTCTGCTACTGCTACTCGTAATATTCTTCTAAATTTAGCCGATACAAACGGGGTACTTGCCAAGTCGTTAGGTGGCCCTGTGAGAACATTACCTGAGTTGGTCGCTGGATTGCAAAAATTGAAAGAGCAGGGAGTAGATTTGAATAGTACTCTTGAAATGACAGATAAACGAAGTGTCGCAGCTTTCAATGCTTTTTTAACTGCTGCCGATAAAATAGTCCCTTTAAGAGAACAGATTACTGGTGTTGATGGCGAACTTGCTGATATGGCTCATACTATGGAAGATAATGTAAAGGGGGCTATTAACTCTTTATCTTCCGCTTGGGAAGCTCTTATGTTGACTTTTTACAACTCACGAGGAACAATGAAAGGTATTTTGGACTTTCTAGCGCGTGGTGTTCGTAATACAGCAGAACAGTTTAAATCATTAGAAGAAAAAGAGCAGGAAGCAATACAAAATGCAATAAGAAATCAAAGAGAACTCTCTTCAGAGTTCAAGATTGAAGAAAGGTATATTAATGAAATCAAGGAAGCTTGGCAGGGGTATATGGATTCAGGTATGAGTTCTACTGAAGCATTCCGGAAAGCTGTTGATGAAAAGAAAGAATATTTGAATCAAGAAATTGCAAAATATGATGAGACAGCAAATAAAGCTGAATTATATTATAAACGTACTACTAAAGCGATGCAGGATAGTAATATGTTTACTCGTGCTCAATCAGGTGTTTCCTTGTCTGACTATGAAAAACGTAGGAATATTCAGTTTGGAATGTGGGCTGAAGCTGAAAAAAGTAGTGAAAAATATAAATATATCCTTGAAAATGTGGAAGCGTATGAAGAAGATTATATTTCAGAACATACTAACAAGGTCAATAGTACCAAAATTCTAACAGATAAAGAAAAACGTGAACAGGAAAAAGCAGTTAGGGAGAAACAGAAGATTCGTGAAACTTATCAGGAATCAGAACTAGCTCTTATGGATGAGGGACTGGAGAAAGAACTTGCTAAAATTGGCTTAGCGTACTCAAAGAAGATTGCTGCTGTTAAGGGTTATAGTAAAGAAGAAATCGCTACTCGACAGAATTTGGCGAAAGAAATGCAGGATAAATTAGATGAATTCTCTATTAAGTATAATTCTGACCGTGAAAAGAAAGATGTTGAGAACGCTCTTGCTGTTGTAAAAAAGGGGTCCCAGGAAGAACTTGATTTGAAATTGCACCAGTTGGAGTTGCAGCGTGAAGCAGAAATTGATGCAGCGGAGAAAACAGGTGAAGATGTTTTTCTCATTGACGAAAAATATATAAAAAAGAAACAAGAACTTTACGAAAGACATGCATCCGATCAGGTACAATTAATAGCAGAGAATGCAGCGCATGAGCAGGAAATCCGAGATGCTGCATATGTTATGGATACGCTTGCTCTTAAAAAACAGTTAGCTTCTAAGGAAATAACCCAGCAAGAGTATGCAGAACTTGAGTATCAGTTAAAATTAGATTATGTACGTAAAACCTCGGAAGCTGCCATTGACGCTTTGGAATCCGAACTTGCTACTGCCAACTTGAGTACGGACAAAAGGGAGAAACTTGAGGAGAAACTTGCAAAATTGAAAGCGGACCTTGCCCAAAAAGAAGCAGAAACAGAAATAGATGCTATCAATAAAGTTACTAAAGCGGATAAGAAAGCACAGAAAGAACGTCAGAAGAACTTGAAAAAATGGCTTCAAACTGCATCTCAAGCTGTGGGAGCTATTGGAAACTTAGTCTCTTCTATTTATGATGGTCAGATTCAGAAAATAGAAGAAGAGCGGGAAGCTAATGAGGAAAAGTATGATGAGGATATTGAACGAATTGAGAATCTGGCAGAGTCTGGAGCTATATCCGAAGAGGAAGCGGAAGCGCGTAAACGGGCAGCAAAGGATCAGACAGAAGCCAAGAATAAGGAGTTGGAAAAACAAAAGCAAGAGATTGCCCATAAACAAGCTGTTTGGCATAAGGGAGTACAAGTTGCAGAAACTGGAATTGCAACAGCTCGTGGTATTATGGAAGCTTTCCAGTTAGGTCCGATTGCCGGTGCTGTAATGGCTGCTGTTATTGGGGCGATGGGGGCTATGCAAGTAGCAACAATTCTTGCCACTCCTATTCCTTCTTATGCAGAAGGTACTAAAGGTAATGATAGGCACCCCGGCGGTGCTGCTTTGGTTGGTGATGCCGGTAAACATGAAGTTATTATGTATTCCGGAAAAGCATGGATTACTCCTGATACTCCAACTTTAGTTGATATTCCTAAAGGAGCCCAAGTATTTCCCGATGTTGATAGTGTGGATATCTCCGGATTTGATATACCTGATTGGGACTTTCCTACATTTTCACCGACATATTTTGCATCCTCTTCCGGTGACACCATTGTTTTCAATGATTATTCCCGGTTAGAAAAAAGGGTTGATAGAACAAATTTCCTTTTGATGAAGAGTCTAAAAATGCAACGTCAGGATGCATCTAACCGTGAATTTGAACTGTATAAGTTATCTAAACTGAAATAGCCATGATTGAAAGATTAAATCAGATAACCTTGAATGATTTCATTGAACTTTCATGCGGCAACTATGCTTGTTTGCTCTCGGACTGCAAATCTATGTCCGAAAGCACGCTTAAAGAAATGGCGTCTAAATTACTCGTCGAATACAGAAGTATTGTTAATCCCTCAAGTATGAAGGCTATGATAATGGACAAGGAGGATATGCTGAAAGAACGTGCCAAACTATTGAGTCTTCGTATTTGTCAGGCTCTTGTTTCTCTTGGCTTTTATGATGATGTTCGTCAGGTATTGGGTCAACTAAATGTAGATACCCGAAATATGAGTGATGAACAAGTAATATCGAAGATTGATTATTTACTTCATTCTGCCATTTTTGAGCAAAAACGGAATGAGGAAAGACGCAGTGAGGAACATAAAGGAAGTAAGGTTACTCCTGAACAAATTCGTTCTTCTTTTGATGCCGAGATTGCTTTTCTAATGACATTCTTTAAAATGAGTATTGATTCTCGTGTAATTAACGCTGCTGTCTACGCAAATATCGTTCATCAAGCTGATGTTGAAATATCGATCAGAAAAAGAAGCACATGATAATATTGGGCATTACATATATGCTGTAATTCGATTAATTTTTAATTAAAGCGAATTATTTCATACAGTCGTTTGTACATCTCTTTTAGAATCACAAACGACTTTTTTATGAATAAAAAAAAGAGCATCCATTGTATAAATAGGCATTTATACAATGTTTTATTGTCAGAATTACGTACATTAGAGACGAAGTGTAATCGGATAACAGCAGAGGTGTCCGAGGTAAAAAAAATGATTGCCTTATTGCCCCCCGATATAGGCACTCTTATTAGTTCAATTGAGCGTTCTGCTAAGGAAATGCACGAGCAAAGTATCATGCACCGGGAATACGTGGAAAGGTGCATTAATGGCGAACCGAGGATACATCTAATAAGGAGGGCTGACAATGGACTTTGAAAAGGAATTATCAGAAATATATCCTTGGATATTAAGGGTGGCAAGAAAATTCTGCTGTTCCATGCAAGATGCTGAAGACTTAGCCGGTGATACAGTTTATAAGCTACTTGTGAATCGTGATAAATTTGATTGTTCTAAACCACTTCAACCGTGGTGCCTTATTATAATGAGGAATACTTATATAATAAGATACAATAGAAATTCCCTTATACATTTTACAGGGCTTGATATGGTAGACGGAAGTGCCATTTCTAACTGTACAGTTCATTCAATACTGTTTGATGATTTGGTTTCCACAATACAACGGTGTGCTAAAAAATCCCGTTGTATTGATAGTGTGATGTATTATGCTAGTGGATATTCTTATGATGAGATAAGTGAAATTCTGAACATTCCTGTCGGAACTGTAAGAAGTCGTATTTCTTCTGCTCGGAAGTTTATACTTCACGAAATTGGGTATTGACGATTGATTAAGAGTGTATGGAAATAACTTTTTCATAAATATAGCAAAATAGTTATGTTTTTATTTGGCTGTTTATAGCAAAAACGCTATATTTGTATCGTCTTAAATAAACGGTCTTTTACATTATGAAGTACAATCAGTTTTTTGCGGAACTTACCGCAGCAGGTTGTTACGTTCTCAGACATGGGGCTAATCATGATATTTGGTATAGTCCCAAAACGGGAAACAAATTTGCCCTGTCAAGGCATGGCAAACAAGAAGTACCTACCGGAATGGAACGTAAAGCAAGAAAGGTTCTTTTGGGGGAGTAATCCCCCTACCTTTTTTGTTCATAGTTAGAGACTGTTTTTGTTGGGGCAATGGGGTACGGTAATAGTGCCGTACTCCTATTTTAATTCAATAGATATGAAAGTAACTGTAATCATGGAAAAGGCGAGCGATGGGTATTACTCATGCTTTGTTGAGGAAGATTTACCCGGATTTGGTTTGGCAGGGTATGGAAATACGGCAGAAGCAGCCAAAGAGGATATGATGAAAGCGTATGAGGAAATAAAGGAGATGCAGGCAGAAGAAGGCAAGGAAGTGCTAGAATTGGAGTTTATCTACAAATATGATATGCAGTCTTTCTTCAACTATTTCTCATTCCTGAATGTTACTAAGGTTGCAGAGTTGGCAGGTATCAATGCTTCATTGATGAGACAATATACTTCCGGTGTGACAGCAGCCGGACAAAAACAATATGATAAGATACGGGTAGCGGTGGAACGTATATCTAAAGAACTTTCCGCAGCTACTTTCTAAAGATAGTGTACCGCTGTGAAGCGAGACCGTTTTAAGACAAAGGCAGGCTCCGTTCCTTTATATATGGGTTCGGAGCTTTTTTATGAAAGTATTAATTTGTAAATTGAGAATGCAGAAAGTCATAATTATTTTATGTTTTATCTATTGCGTTGAAAAATAAGTAGTTATGTCTTGCTTTTGCAAAATGCAATTTTCAAGAATTTAGCCAATCGGGAAACCGGTTGGCTTTTTCTATATATTTGCTCGTGAACGTTCAAAACGAGTTAAAATGCTTTGTAAATATGTACTTACAGTTGATAGTATTTCCTATGATATTCCCAAATCTTGTATTCAGAATTGGGATGAAATAAAGTTTTCCCGTAAACGCTCAGGACTTGAAGGAATAACTAGAACCTTTACTTCAAAATTCCAGTTTGTGGGAGAAGCCTATGACCTCATATTGGAGGAGTATTTGAGCAAGTACCTGGCTTCTAATGCCAGTATCACCGTTTATACTATAACCAATTCTCATACTTATGATGAATTTTTCAGTTGTCGGCTGGATTTCGGTTCATTGACCTATGATGGAAATACTGTTTCTATTAATTCGATAGATGATAGTGTTGCTAATATCATAAAGGCTAACAAAGGAACACAGTACGAATATTCGGTAGATGAGATAAAAGATGTATATCAGCTTTATTATGATTCTGTAAGTATGAATTATAGTCAACCGCATACATTAGGTGGTGATATTGTAGAAAATGATGCTTCTTTGCAATATATTGTAATTGACAAAGGAATATATGTAGAAGCTATAACATATTCGCTTCCCTTATATATTTCTGGTGGTGAACTTCCGTCACGGGATTCACCTCTTGAGTTTTATGATGTACCACAGGAATCGAAAGATGATCCAAATGTATTTGTTAAAGCCTTGTCCGACATTGATATAGTATTGAATTTTAGTTTTGAATACTATATCAGTTATAGTGATGCGTATACAACTAAAGCTGAAATAGTTCTAGGCGGGCGTTACGAAGATGGTCGTTTAGTCGAGTTGAAAAGATGGGGGTATAATAAGGGGGATGTTACCCCAAGTAATCTGAATGAATCCATCAAGATTCATCTGACTAAAGGGCAGGCTTTATTTTTTGATTTGATGGTAACATTTAACAGAGTTAATGCTTCTACTGGCAATATTTATTTTCGTAATTTCAAATTTGAGACACGCTTTACTTCTCGAGCTAACCCTATCTATGTGGATGCAATAAGACCTATTGATGTGTTAAACCGATTGCTTAAAAGCATGAATGGTGGAAATGAAGGTATCTATGGTGAAATAGCTTCAGGTGTTGATGAAAGGTTAGATAATTGCGTGATATTAGCTGCTGAAAGTATCCGTGGAATCCCCCAAGCTAAGCTATATACTTCTTATACAAAGTTTAAAAACTGGATGGAAACAGTTTTTGGCTTTGTGCCTGTGATCAATGGTGTCACTGTTTTTTTTAAACACCGGGACAAATTGTTTAGTGATAACAATGTAAAGGATTTAAATAGCAGCTTTTCTAGTTTTGAGTATAAGGTTGATTCATCAAGAATATATTCTTTGGTTAGGGTAGGATATGATAAACAGGACTATGAAAGTATGAATGGTCGTGACGAATTCCGATTTACTACTGAATATACTACTGGCATTGATATAACTGATAATGTATTAGAGTTGATTAGCCCTTACCGTGCTGATGTTTATGGAATTGAATTCTTATCGCAAAAGAGAGGCCAAGATACAACGGATAGTGAAAGTGACAATGATGTGTTTTTTGTTTGTGCCAGTACTACATTACATGATAATGGCGGAGTACAAACATATAAAGAGTATAGGCTTATAAGGAGCGGTTGGGAAATAAGTGGTGTACTTGATCCTGAAACGATGTTTAATACCATGTATTGGCAAGGAGGCATATTGCAAGCAAATGCCGGCTATATTGGTATGTTCACTAAAAAACTATCTTATTCTTCTTCTGACGGTAATAGTGATGTTGTTGTCAATGGTATAGGAATGAAAGATGATTTTAACGTTGAAAGTGGTATTATAACTTGTGGAGATGTTTCATTCACAACTTATAATGAAGATATTCCACCAACAGATGATGAAACGATTAAAATCTTAAAAGATGATCTAGTTTACGAGGGCTACATCAAAGAGGTGAGTAGTACAGTTGAGAGAAACGAGGGAGTGAAGTATGATTTATTTGTCCGTTCAATAACAAAAGCCTAGAAATATGATTATAAGCCCGTTTACCCCACTGTTTTTTTCTCCGTCTACCGATAAATTTGGAGCGAAGAGTAAATATGTGCAATTATTCGCACGTACAGACAGGATTTTTGTTGAATTGATTTTGACAGCCAAAGAGCAGGAGCCTATAGTTTACATTAATAATCTTTTAAGTAATATATCTACACCTGTATCATTAAGCTCATGGAAGATGAATGATGATAAGATTCTTTATTTCTATAACATTTCATTGCTTCCATGTGGATACTATACTGTAACAGTTAATGGGAATACGAGTGAGATTTTTAAAGTTACGGACGATGAATGTGAGTTATCAGAAACCAGCCTTATTCAGTATTCAATGAAAGATAATAAGCAGCGTCTTGATGCTGTCTGGTGGATAGATGGGATGCAATACTTTTTTGATTTTCGCGTTCCTGGTGGTTTCAAAGATAACGGATGGACGTTCGGTGTGGATAATGAGCAGTTCGTGACCTCTGATGAGGATATTGTTGAGCTATTCAGCCACGAATATACAACAGTATTATTCACGCTTGGAAATGGGATGGGATGCCCTGTGTGGTTTGCTGAATTATTGAATCGTGTCTTATGCTGTAATTACGTCTACTTTGATGGTGTTCGATATACCAGAAAGGAAAGTAATGTTCCGGAACTTAACCAGCAAATAGAGGGATTGAAGAGTTTTGTGTTCAATCAAATGTTACAGAAGGTAAGAACGATGAATCCAGTTTTGGAATGGAATAACCAGCTTGCTATGAGGTGTGTACAAAGCGGTGCTTATAGGATAGCAGATGATGAAGGAATGCGTAGTATCAAGTATGGTTCAGAAAGTGGGGTTGCAGAGGTCGGAGCATATATCAATATGACTAAGGCTATTCCTAATACTGGAGTTTCTATTAATAGTGATACTATGGTTACTGTCAACAGTATTCATCACCCAGGTGTTGATAAAAATTCATATTGGGATTTGATTGCAATCAAGACGACTGACATAGATAACAAGTATATTGGTAGAAGAGGTTACGGTAAACTTACAGTTAATGGACTGGATAGACTAAAGAACGATTTGGACAACGGTTCGATAAATTTGCGTGCTGTACTATATAAAGGAGATTCGTATACTAACCTCATTGAAGGGAGTGTAATCAGTAGGGATGGTGTATGTGTCTTGAAAGGTATTAACGGTGGAGATATTGGTGCTCTGAAGGAGTTCCAACTTTATCTTGATAATGTCTATGATTGCGACATAGATAATCTTGGTATGACCATTGAGCTTGTATGGGTATATGAAAATGATTAAAAAAGAGAATTATGACAGAAACAGAAAAACAACAGATTATTAGCCTTGTGTTACAAGCGTTGAAGACAAACAGTCTTACAATAGAGCAACTGACTGATACAACAGAGCTATCCAAAGATATGTACGTTGAAGTTAGTGGCGGTCGGAAAATATCTATTGATTTACTTTCAAGTACCATTGCTAAAATGGTGAATGGTGATTTTGATGCATTAGTGGAGAATGTCAATAAGATTGCAAAAGATTTATCGGATGGAGACGCCGAGTTATTGAAACGTATAACAGGAGTGTCTGATAAATCCAATCCTTTGACTGACCCATTTAAAAGTATTGGCTCTTTTACTACTATTGGTAGCTTTAAAGATAAATTAAAAACAATGTATTCCGGGGATTCTTCTATTGGGAATTATCGGTGTATTTTGTCTGTTGATTCGTCTAAGATTCCTGTAAATATACAAATTGAACGGTTGGAGCTTAATAAGGTTTGTCAATCATTCACTTCGTGTATACAACTGGCTACCATGTCAGACAATGCCGAAGGTGTATATTTAGGTACAGTTTGTACAATCTCACGAATAGGTATTGTTTCCAATGAGAGTGTTACATGGGGCAAATGGACCTCTGTAATAAATGACTTTGAGGAAAGGATAGGAAAAGCGAACGGTATCGCTCCTTTGAACGAAGAAAGTAAAGTTCCTTCTGAATGTCTGCCTGAACCGTTGTCTCTTGGGGAAAGTGAAGATGAAGCCTTCCCCGGCGACCGTGGAAAGGCTTTAGAGGATGCAATGACAAATATCCCTTCCGACATAATCAAACCTGATTCATTCTCCGTCCTGTCTGACGCTTCCTATCTCAATGTATCTTTCAAAAAAGTGTCCAAAACAACCGGTAAAGAAACGGATGACAGCTTCCGTTTGCCTTCTGCTACCCTTGAACAAGCCGGCCTTTTGTCCGCCGAGGATAAGCAAGCCCTTGAGGATATGAAGAGCGGCACGCCCGCTGACGATGTAACACACCCCATCGTCATTGTTGATGAGATCCGCCCATTGAAAGACGGCTACTATACCCTTGAAACCGCTATTGCCGCCATTGTCTCCTATCAACAGGAATCTGGCGTCAAATATGAGCGAACGGGTCTCATCATTACTTACAAAACAGGCGAGTATGAAATGGAAACCCGGCAGTTCCAGGGTGCTGTGTCCGATTTTGCGACCCCTTCTCTTTGGAAACCCTTCGGGAATGGTGGTGGCAGTTCCGTTTTTGAAACTTCCGATGAACCGGCGGAAGGGGGAAAGGACGCCTTTTCAACTGGTGGCGCCTATGCCTATGTTCCGGCCAACCTCGACGTAAACGTGGAAACAGAAGGCATTGTAAAACTTCAGATGAAGAACGCTGCCGGTGAAACCCTTGGCGATGAAGTGCAGTTCGCTATCGGCATGGGTGGCGGCGGTCAAACTGGTGGTACCATTGTTGCCATTGCTTTCCAGTCGACACCTGTCTATGGCTCTTACGGCTCCACGCTACGAACCTTTGCCGCCATTCGTTCCGTGACCTCGAACGGTGTCGAATCCTCTGACAACCTGATTGAGAAACTGGAACTCGTAGACCGTGAAAGCGGGCTTACCGTCTGGACTGAAACCGTCAACAAAGCATCTTCCGGTGACATGAAGGACTTCTCCTTTGAACTGGACTTCACCACATACTTTACGGCTGCTGGTACTCGGAAATTCAAGCTGATAGCCACTGACGAAAGCGGCAACACCGGTTCCAAGAATGTCAATGTAACAGCTGTTGATATTACCTGTACCTGTGTGCAGGTGCTCAACTATACCCCTGAAACTCTGCTTACTCCGACAACTGAAAGTTTCAGCCTTCCACTCTATAAGTTCGGAAACAACACCTCTGATAAAGGTATCAGTGCCCAGGTTGACATCAAGATTAATGGTGAATGGCAATCCCTGTCTACCACCGTTGTAAATGACAACTACTCGCACTCCGTTGTAATCCGCCCTGCTTCCCTCGGCCTAGAACACGGTACCTATCCCTTGCGCATCCAAGGAACGGATGTCGCATCCGGAGTGAAAGGAAATGTCATCTACACGGCTGTCATGGTAATTGACCCGAATAGTTCCACACCTCTTGTCGCCTTGAGATACGATGATAAAAACGGTGGAGTAGTCCGACTGTACGAAACCGTAGAACTTGATGTTGCCTGTTATGACCCGTTGGAAATGACTTCACCCGTCAGCGTGAAAGCCAATAACGTGCAGGTAACACAAATTGCTGCCAGTCGTAACAAAACCTATCAGGTCAAACAACAACTGCAGGGCTACAAGGCTGACGGCACCGATACGGTCAACTATACTGCCGTATGCAAGGACGTGACTAGCGAACCTGTCCGGGTGACAGTTAGCGGTTCCGCCATTGACGCCGCCATAAAAGAAGGCGCCATCTATAACTTTGACTTCTCATCCCGTACCAATCAGGAAACTGACCATAGCATTGTCAGCGGTAATTATGAAATGAAAGTGGACGGTGCCAACTGGACTACCAACGGTTTTGGCACATTCTTGGGTGAGAACTGCCTTCGCGTAGCCGAGAATGTGGGCGTGTCATTAAACCATGCCCCGTTTGCCGGCTCGTCCATCGAATCCAACGGTGCCGCCATCCAGTTCGCTTTCGCTTCCAAGAACGTGACCGATGATGATGCCCTGCTCCTTAGCTGCTATGACGAAACGTCCGGTGCCGGCTTCTATGTCACCGGCCGGGTGGTCGGCATCTTCTGTAACAATGGCGTTTCCCGTCGTGAAGAACGCGCCTATCGACAGGGTGAAAAGATAACCGTAGCCGTGGTTGTTGAACCTGCAAGCAACTACGTTGAACGTGACGGCACACGGTATTCCATGATGAAACTCTTCCTCAACGGTGAGGAAGTCGCCTGCCTTGGTTATGTTCCGGGCGGCGGCTCCCTGATTCAGACCAAGTATATAACGATGGACGGCAAACTGGGTGATTTGTATCTTTATTACATGATGGCCTGGAACTCCTATATGGAATGGGCACAGGCGTTCAAGAACTACCTTGTCCGTCTGACCGATACAGAGGTAATGGTGAAGGAATACGCCTTTGAGGACATCCTTAAAAGCCAGACAGCCGAGGGTAGTACCCAAAGCCGCCCGTCGGCTGCCGAAATCTATTCACGCGGTATGCCTTACATTGTCGAATGCCCCTATGAAGGCTCCGATATAGAAGCACTGGACGGCACCACTTCCACCAGTACGAAGATATACATCACGCTCTATTACTTTGACCCCGAACGCCCGTGGCGTAACTTCAAGGCCGTGAGTGTCCAAACCCGCAACCAGGGAACCACCTCTGCCAAACGCCCGGTAAAGAATAAACGCTACTACCTCGCCAAGAGCAAAGGCAAAAACAAGGACACTCGAATCATACTACTTAATCCAGACGATACGACGGAGGAAGGACGCCGTGCAATAGCCTTGGCTGCCATCAACAAAGTACAGGTCGGTGATAATACAATCCCGGTCGATGTCATTACCGTAAAAGTCGATTACTCCGATTCCGGCAATGCGAACGACTGCGGCGCCTGTGAAATGATGAACGTTACATACCGTGCCTTAGGTGGTAACTATATGACACTTGTCCAACGTGCATTTGACGGAACATTTGACAGCGGTGACTTGCATATCGAAGACTTGCAGATGAACCACTCTACCGCCAATCACCCGGTAGCCACCTATCGGTGTAAGGATGACAGCCTGCAAAACGTCTATTTCCATGCCAAAGGCAACTGGAAAGAAGACAAAGGGGAACAGTTCGCCCTCGGCTTCAAAGATACCCCCGGCTATAACAAAGGTTGCCTGAATTATGGTGACTTCATAGAGTTCTTCGGTACTCCTGACGAAACTTTAGACGCAATTGAGATACGCTTCAAACAGACTGACGGACTCGATACGGACAGCGTGTACCTGCTTTCCCTGTATTGCGGTAGTTCGTACCGGATAATGAGGTATCAGGACAGCTCATGGAAAAAGCAGTCCGGTTCCATGAAGTATGAAAACGGCAAATGGAATGTCACCGGTGACGTCCTGAATCCGGTTGAAGGTTTCGAACTTCTTAACTACCAAGGTATGGACTGGTTTCAGGGCGTCGGTTCTGTTCAGGATATGATGGCCATGAAAACGGACAAGTCCTCATGGGTTCAAAAACTCGTGGATAACGGAACTATCTCTGCTGATACCTTCCCGGCATGGACTTACTACTTTGAATCGCTTGTCGATGATGACCAGCTCGCCATTGATTACGCTTTGGGTAAGAAAGTGCCCTATAACCTCTACCGATGGTTGCGCTTCTGTGATTCCTGCGATTACTCCAAAGGCGGGAACTGGCAAAGAACATGGAAGGAAAACCTGTATAAATACGCCTGCCCAGAAAGTGTCTTGAGTTATGACATCTTCACCGACTACCTTGCCGCCACTGACCAACGCGCCAAGAATATGCAGCCGATGTGGTTCTTGGAAGAGTATGCTTCCGTAACAGACGGTGTGTACAGCTCCGAGGATGCCATGCGCATGTACCTGAATAAAATCTATGACTGCGATACGCTCAATAGCAAGGACAACGACGGTGGTTGCACGGTTGATGCCGAGGTGGACCCCAACCGGACGAGCGATGAAACATTCACTAACCCTTATGCTGGCTACGGCTCCGTTCTGTTTAATAACATCTATCTCCAGCAAGTAGTGTGGACTGACTCATCCGGTACGGAACTCTCCCTGCGTACCGTTGCCGCCGCCATGCGTAACGTTCAGGCGACCATTGACGGCGTCACCCTGCACCCGTTCTCACCCGAAGGAGCTACGCATTTCTTCATTGACAAACGGCTCAAAAAATGGCAGAAACTGGTTAGTTCTTACGACGGTGAACGGAAATACATCTCCTATACCGCCACCTCTGATGCTATTTACTTCTATGCCCTGCAAGGTCTTGGACTTACCGCCCTTCCGTCTTTCATCGAAAGACGTTGGCGTATTCGTGACGGCTATTTCCAAACCGGTGATTTCTTCAGCGGTGTAATTTCCGGGCGCGTATCTTCCAAATCAAACGCCACCATCCGGATTGTCGCTGCTAAAAACGGTTACTTCGGTGTCGGCAATGACGCTAGCGGCAACCTTTCCGAAAGCTGCTTCCTTGAAGCGGGCGAAGAATATGTATTCACCAACTTCTCACATGAGGAAGGCGCCTTGCTGTATATCTATCAGGCTGACCGCATGAAGCTGCTCGACCTGTCTGAAATCTCCCTGTCAAGTACGGTGAGCTTCTCCGCCATGCAACTTGTGGAAACCCTTATCTTGGGCTCTGACACCCATACAGAACAATCCATCGGTTCTTACGCACCGCTTACCTCGCTGAACTGCGGCGAAATGCCCTTCCTCGTATCACTCGATATCCGGAACACACAAATCGCTACGCTCGTTACCGACAAATGCCCACGTATCGCCCATATCAATGCGTCCGGTAGCAAACTGGAGAACATCACTCTTGCAGAGACTTCTCCGATTAATGACATCTCTCTTCCACCAACAATGACAAGCCTCCGTTTTGTCGGTCTTCCTGAACTGACCTATACCGGTCTTTCCGCCCCGTCCGGCCTGCAAATAGAATCCATGCCGAACGTCCAACGCCTGCGTCTTGAAACGTCGCCTCAACTTGACGCCATTCAGATGCTCCGTGACGTCCTCGCTTCACAAGCGGCATCCCGTAAACTTTCCATGCTCCGTATCTCGAACATGACCCTGAAGGCTGACGGCTCCGAGCTTCTTGCCATTCTCGAATATGGAGTTGCCGGAATGGATGAGGACGGCAACAGACAGGATAAACCGGTAGTCAACGGCACGTATGAACTGACAGTTATCCGTGAAACGGATGAAATCGAATCCCTTGAATCCGGTATTGACGGCCTTGTCATCCTTACCGTCATAGATGCCTACATCGACCTGATCAACTGGTTCAATAATGAGTCTTATGGCGGAGAACCGTACTACGATAACGTAACGCTGGACAACATCAATGAAGTCCTTGAATATTATAACGGCGAAACCTACGAGGAATATCTCGAACGGTTTGCTGAAGACAATATGGATATTAATGATTTAATTAACAAGTAACTATGACGAATGAACAAAGCGCAACGCTGCTTCGCTTGAATAAACAGGCACAAGTGGCAGCACTGAACGCCGTGGGCTTCTCGGATGTCACCGAGAATTCCCGCGCATCTGAATTTGGACAACGTATCAAGTGGGCCGCCGGTCTGCTTGATCTGCATCTTGCCTGTAATCGTATTTCGGATAACTCCAAGGCATACTTTACTGCTGCCGAATGGAACTCCCTTACGCTCGCTAATAAACAACTGTACATCAAACGTGGGCTTCGTATCCGTGCCCATGGACACTCCTTCGTAATCGCCGCCCAGGAGTGCTATAATGCCGATATGACTACTACCTTCTATTGGGGCGGTCAGGGTAAAGCCATAGACGGCCTGAACCCAAAAGGACTGGGTGCCATGTACGGCTGCTTCACGGGTGAGGAAGATACCGACCTGATTATCACCGGCCTGAAAGACCAAAACAATAGCGGTGTAATCGGTGCGCCGGCTGCCGAAGCCGCCCGTGCATACCGTGCCTACACTTTGGAAAGTGACGGTATCGAGGATGAATCCAACTGGTTCCTTCCTTCATCTGGCCAAATGCTTCTGATGTACCGCTACCGCGATAAAATCAATGAGATGATGCGTACCTTTTGGAGTAGTGACAGTATGCTGATGACTGATAAATACTACTGGTCATCAACAATTTGGGATACTAACTCCGCCTGGGCGTTCGAACTGAATACCGGGCGTATTACGAATCAAAACAAAAATTCAGCCCTTCTTCATGTGAGAGCTGTTGCTTCCGAATAGTATTAACTTAATATTATACAATAAAATGGATAAAAATATCGCCAACGCCATGCTTCTGCGCTTGAATAAACAAGACCAGATAGAAGCCTTAAAATCAATAGGTTTTACAACCGTGAATGAAAACACCCCCGCAAGCGACATCGCCAAATATATGCAATGGTCAGGTACGCTTCTTGACCTTTCTTTGGCTACGCTCCGGATTGAAGACGGTGAACAAGTCTTTTTCACGGCTTCCGAATGGAACTCCATGAGCGCGAATAATCGCTCCAAGTATATCCGTATCGGCATCCGACTTCGCGCCGAATGCCACCAGTTCATTATCGCCAAAAGCGCCTGCGTTGACGCAGGCGGCAATAAAACGTTCAAATGGGGTGGCTACGGTACCGACCTACGCGGCCTGAAAAACTACGGCAGTGGTAACCAAGGACTCTATGATACCTTTGACGGCAAGGAAAATACCGATGTTATAATAGAAACCCTTGCAGGCGTCAAGGACACCCAGGGAACTGTCGGCGCCCCTGCCGCCGAAGTTGCCAGAGCCTATAAAGCCTGTACGCTTGAATCTGACGGAATTGAAGATACAACCGTGTGGAACCTGCCCGCATTGGGTGAACTTATGCTTATGGCCAAGTATAAAACCGAAATCAATGAGCTCATAACTTCTATGTTTGGCAGTCAAAATATATTTACAAACGACTGGTATTGGTCTAGTACCGAATATGACGCTTCCAGCAGTTGGTACGTGAACTTCAGCGGCGGCAACGTCAACGCGTACAGCCGCCAGGACGCGTACCGGGTTCGTCCCCTCGCCGCAACAGGTAATATAATCTATGACATACTTCTTAGCAGTATTTTCGAAGCATCCGAAGATTGTGCCAGGCAGAAAAGAACGAGTACGGATTGTGTTGAGTTCTATAATGATTATCAGTCTGCATTGGTGCGGCTATGGTATTCTATTATTTACGGTGAATATGTACCGGACTTTTCAAAAGTATTCATACGGACTTACCCGGTATATCGGGAGGTTTTTGCCGCCGCTTTCATTGATCGTGTTGTCCATCACTGGATCGCTCTTCGTATCGAGCCGATTTTAGAGGAACGTTTTCGGGAACAAGGGAACGTCTCGAAGAACTGCCGGAAAGGTGAGGGATGTCTGTCTGCCGTGCACTATCTGAATAACATGATAGTCGAGGTCAGTGAGAATTATACTGCCGATGCGTACATTTTCAAAGATGACCTGTTCAGTTTCTTCATGTCTATCTCGAAATCGTTGGTATGGGAAATGCTGAACATATTCGTAAGGGACAATTATAAAGGCGATGATATTGAATGTCTGCTTTATCTTCTAGCCGTTACTATCTTTCATTGTCCACAAAATAAGTGTATCAGACGCTCTCCCGTCTCCATGTGGGACAAACTTCCCAGTAATAAGAGTCTGTTTCATAATGATCCTGACAGGGGAGTGGCTATCGGGAACTTGCCGTCGCAACTCATAGCTAACTTCTTGGCGTCTGTTTTCGATTATTATGTAATGGTGATATTAGGATTCAGGCATTATGTACGCTTTGTTGATGACTTTTGTATCGTGGTGAAATCTCCGGAAGAAATATTGTCCAAAGTCCATCTTCTTGATGGCTTCCTGAAAGAACAACTCCTTTTACGGTTGCATCCGAAGAAACTGTATCTTCAGCATTATAAAAAAGGAGTCTTGTTTGTAGGGGCGTTCATTTTGCCGGGTAGAATTTATGTATCTAACAGGGTGGTTGGTAACACATATAACGCTGTCCGGAAATTTAATAAAATAGCTGAAAATGGATTTGCAGAAGCGTATGTTGAGAAGTTTGTGAGTACGATGAACTCTTATTATGGCCTGATGAAACACTTTGCAACGTACAATATCCGCCGTAAAATTGCAGCGATGTTACTTCCTGAATGGTGGGAATATGTTTATATCGAAGGACATTTTGAAAAGTTTGTATTGAAGAATAAATATAACCATAGAAAACAACTAATTAAACATATCAAAAAACATGGATCAAAAAAATATCTTACCGCGTGGGATTGCTAAGCCTATCGAGCAACAGCCGGACGGAACCTGGATTGTGCGTCATCACTTCCGGGTGGTTGGTACCAGTGAGAATGGTGAAGAACTGGTAACTTTTGCCAGTTCAGAATATCCTGAGAAACCTACCTTGCAACAGATTCAAAGAAGTATTGACCGTTATCGGGTGTGTCTAACAATGTATGGAGATACGATTTCAGACGAAATAGAAAAGGTTGATCTTTCCGTGTATATGTTTACGGATTAATAGTTCAATCTGTTGGTTGTTTTAGGGGTGCTTTTCAAGCATCCCTTTTTTATTTATGGAAAAAGTGAAAATTATAATGTCTTGTTTTATAGATATTTATCATAGAATTGATTCCCAAGATTTTCCATTTTTGTAAAACTCGTTATTATACTCAATACATTTGTTCCATACAGAATATTTTATTAATAATTAAACGCTATGAGTATGGGTATAAAAGTATTGTATGATTGGATTTTGCAATCTAACCGACCGGCACACGTCAAAGCCGGGATGTTCGTCTTTGTTGTAATGCTTGTTTTCTGTTTCCTTCTATTAGGCATTGATTTCTGTAAATCTGCTATTGTTTCTTTAACGACAACCGCCATTGCCGCAATAGTGGTTGAGTACATTCAGAAAAAGTGCGGGTTCATCTTTGATTGGCTTGACGCATTAGCTACTGTTTTGCTTCCTGGGCTGATTACTGTGTTTTCAATATTGGTAGTAACTTTATGATTAATATTATGAGATGGTTATATGAGCTATTTAATGTAGACCAGATACGAATTATTTTCGTTTCGATGTTCAGTTCTCTTCTTGCTTATTTAACGCCGACTAAAGGTTTTCTTATAGCATTAGTTGTAATGTTTGGATTTAATATTTGGTGCGGAATGAGGGCTGATGGTGTTTCAATTATACGTTGTAAAAACTTTAAGTGGGATAAGTTTAAAAATGCCTTGGTTGAACTTCTTCTCTATCTTATAATCATTGAGGTAGTCTTCTCCTTTATGAGCTTGATAGGAGACGGTGAGAACTCATTGTTAGTTATTAAGACTATTACGTATGTATTTTCTTATGTATATCTTCAGAACGCATTTAAGAATCTGATTATTGCTTATCCTAGAAACAAAGGGTTTCGTATAATTTATCATGTAATACGTTTTGAATTTAAGCGGGCTACGCCTACGCACGTACAAGGAATTATTGATAGAATCGAAAACGAACTAGATAAAGAGGAAAGATATGAAAATATTGATTGATAACGGTCACGGTAGTAATACTTCGGGTAAGTGTTCTCCAGATGGCAGGTTAAGGGAATACTCTTATACCCGTGAAATTGCTGGGCGTGTAGTATTTGAATTGCGTAAATTAGGTATTGATGCGGAACTGGTCGTGAAAGAGGAAATAGATGTTCCTTTGTCAGAACGTTGTAGGCGAGTGAATGAATATAAGACTTCTGAAGCAATTCTTATTTCTATCCATTGCAATGCAGCCGGTAATGGTTCAAATTGGATGCAAGCACGTGGTTGGGAAGCATGGACCAGTGTGGGGCAGACAAAAGCCGATAAGCTGGCTGATTATCTGTATGGGGCTGCTGAAGAATGCTTGTCTGGAATGAAGATACGGAAAGATATGGCAGATGGCGATCCTGATAAGGAGAGTAGTTTTTATATCTTGAAGCATACGAAGTGTCCGGCTGTTCTGACAGAAAATTTGTTTCAGGATAACAGGGAAGATGTGGATTTCCTGCTGTCAGAGGAGGGGAAACGGACTATTGTTTCTCTTCATGTGAAAGGCATTTGTAAATATCTAGGCATATGAAGTCGCTTCCGTGGATATTAGTCTGTCTATTGTTGGGTATGATCGTGTGGATGCGTTGTAATCCGCACGATCCGTCAACGGTGTACATTAAGGGAGATACTGTACATATTCGGGACACATTAAGGGACACAATACTCCAACCGGTAAAAGAAACTCTGAAACGTATCGATACGGTATATTTACCGATCCTGATAGATATTACCACCGACAGAACCGTAGAAGGAGATTCTATTCCGGTACTTGTACCGATTACAAGTAAAGAGTATAAGACCGATGATTACCGGGCGGTAGTCAGTGGATATAAGCCCAGTCTTGATTCCATGGAAATATACAGAGACAAGGGATTTATTACTCTTACTCCTTTACAGGTTCTTCGTCAAATTTGGTGGTACTTCTTCTATTGTGAATAAATAATCTTCGCT